CCGAGATCGACCCCGAGCGGCACGCTGGAGCGTGTGCGCTTGTTGCCCAGACCAGGAGGAGCACACCCCGCGCCGGGTGAGACAATCGGCGCGGGGTGTGCTATGGTCGGGAGGTGCGCGGGGCCAGCTACCAACTGACCGTCGCGCTGCGGCCACACCCGGAGATCACCGGGGGCCTGCACGAGGAGCATAGCACATGTCGACCGCACGCGCACTACGCGATGCCATCCGCTCGTCTGACGACCTGACCATGCCCGAGGCGTCGGCACTTCGTGTGCTCGCCGAGTACGCAGCGAAGACGGCTGGGGTCCTGAGGGACGCATGGCCCGCCATCGAAACCATCGCCAAGAGCATGTGCTGCAGCGAGAGCACGGCTCGTCGTGCGGTACGGTCGCTGCAGGCCAAGGGGTGGCTCCACATCAGCGAGAGTGACCAGTCCTCGCACACCTACTGGATCACCATCCCGCATGAGGGGGGGTGTCAGAGTGACACCCGGGGGGTGTCAGAGCGACACCCGGGGGGTGTCAGAGTGACACCCGAAGAGGGCATAGAAGAGATCAAGGAAGAGAACACCTTGTCCAGCGAAGCCGGGCACGGGCCACAACCACAACCACAACCAACCGCAGGTGAGACCATGACCAGCGACGACCAGCCCACCCTCTTCGCATCCCAGAAGGCCGTTCGGCTTTCCGGGGAAGCGGTGGAGACGACCCCAGCGCCACCGCCCCCCAAGGAGCCCAGCGACGTGCCGAGGCCGTTCAAGACGGCAGCCGAGTTCGCGGCCTACCAGGAGGCCGCCGCCCTCTGGCGCACCCGCGCCCGTGGCACGCTGAGGCCCCACAAGACCCTAGACCCGACCCGAGGAGCCGGAAAGGCCCTGCTTCGGGTCCTCCGTCACGCCGGGCGAGCGGACACCCTGCGGGCAATCCTGTGGATGACCTCCTCCGCAGAGGCCGAGTACCTCCGCGACAGCTCGGCGCCTCGGGGCTTTGACACCCTGTGGAACCACCGCGACGACTACCCCGAGAAGGCCGCCGAGTGGCTGGAGCGCGAGCACGCAGCGTGCGTCATCGCGGCGGCTGCAGGTGTGCCCCTCCCCGACGGCATGCCCGAGGTCCAGCCCGAGCCGTCGCCGATCGACCTCGAGGCCCGCGCGCAGGAGCGTTACGACCGCATCAACGCCGCCAGGGCCCGCCAGGGGCTACCGCCGCTCCCGTGGCGCCGTGGGGGTGCGCAGTGAGCCGCCACGACACGACGATGCCGGCCCGTGATGGCCGATGGCACAGGTGGGAGCCTACGCCGGGCGTCCGATACAGGGTCAACCGCCACGGGTCGGCGCTCTGGGCCACAGACTGGACGTCGGCGCGCCGCGCCATGGAGGCTTGGTACCGGCTGCATGGGTCGGACGGCATCGCGTCCGGGCTGGGCATGGGGTCGGCCCGTGGAGCACGGATCTTCGGTGAGTCCGTCCCGTTCGTGGCCTTCGAACTCTGCCCGTGGCCTGCGGAGTGGCCCACTGAGCCGTCCATCTACATCGGAAAGAGGCGGATCGAGGCAGCGTACCACGGCATCTTCCTTGCCATCGAGCACAACGGCACCGCCTGGGTGCAGGACACCCCTGCTGTGCGCAGACTTGGGCTCGTCCCGGACTGCGTGACCAGCTTCGAGGCCGCGCTTGATGCCGTGCGGTGGCGCGGCATGCTCGCAACCATGGCCATCCGCGCGGTCACCGACGGTCGGACGGTCGCATTCTCCTACACGACGAGCGACGTCGACGACCCAGAGCGCTGGACCACCATCGGCGGACGTGTCTCGGCCAGCGACGACCCCGTCGAGAGCGTCCGGTCTGTGGTCCGCGAGATCGTCAACCACGAGGTGTTGGAATGCACGCCGATGGCCGATGGCCGATGGCTGTTCGCGAACCCGCACCCGGAAGGGGGTGCGCAGTGAGCCGCGACCTCACCGCGCCGGCCTACGTGGCCGAGGTGGAGCGGACGGTGCTCGGGCTGGCCATCGACCGGCCGGAGCGAGCCGTGGAGCTCGTCGGGCTCCTCTCGCCGAGTGACTACGCGGTGCGCCATCACGCGGCGCTCCATGAGTTGCTCGCCGCCAGGATCCAGGCCAGGCGTCCGATCGACCTGACCTCGATCGTCATGGAGTGCGCACGGCTCGGGTGGGACCGCTACGGGGGCCCCGTGTACGTCTCCGAGCTGACCGACCGGATCCCGTCAGGCGCTGCTGACCTCGAACACCTCGCGGGCCTCGTGCGCGATGCGGCGGTCCGGCGGCGGCTGGTGGCCATCAGCGAGCAGGCGGCCCGCCTCGCCCGTGGTGAGGTCGTGCGGCGCGACGACGGGACCGAACTCCACCCGGAGACGGGACAGGAGGCGGTCGATGCTGTGGCGAAGCAGCTTGCGGCCATCCCCGTTCGGTCGCGTTCGGCGTGGTCACACAGTGGCGAATCGTGGGTCAGGGAGAACGATGCGCACGAGCGCGGCGACACGCCGGCCGTGTGGCCCACCGGACTCGCCTCGGTGGACGAGCGCCTCAATGGCGGGCTGGTTGCTGGCAAGCTGTACATCGTCGGGGGCCGCCCGGGGCAGGGCAAGACCGCATTCGCCACCGGCCTCGCCGTCTCGCTCGCATCGTCGGGCGTGGATGTCGGGTACTACCCGATGGAGGTGGAGCCGGGTGAGTGGGAGGCCCGATGCATCAGCATCATGTCCGGCATCCCGTTCGCCGCCGTCCTCCGGCGCCATCAGCCCGACGGCATCCGCTCCGCGCTCCGGTCGGCAGGGCTCGACAGCGACCCCACCTGGGCGTGGGAGGCGATGCTTGACGCCGCCGACCGTCTCCGGAACCTTGGCCTGCACGCCTACGACGACCCGCACGTGTCCCTTGCGGACGTCCAGAGCTCCACGCGTCGACTCCGCGCCGAGTACGGCACGTCCGTGGTCGTGGTGGACTACGTGCAGCGGATGCGCCACGGGCGGGCGGCACGGCTCGACCAGGCCATCGGGGAGACGGTGGTGGGGTTGAAGAACCTCGCTCGCACGGAGGGGATCGCCGTGGTCTGCCTCGCCCAGCTCAGCCGAGGGGTCGAAGGCCGGCGGCGCACCCTGGGCGCCCGGGACGAGTCCGGCGATTGGCTTTCGTTCCAGGGCATCCCCCGCGCCGCAGACCTCCGCGAGGCCGGCCAGATCGAGCAGGAGGCTGACGCCATCCTGTTTCCGATGCACCCGGACGCCGAGGCCCTCGAGCTGCCAACGGTTCGCGGCGATGAGGCCGCCATCGTGTGGGCGAAGAACCGCAACGGGCCGCCCGGCATCGACCGTGGTTGGTCCTGGGACGGGTCGCTTGCGCAGTACGTGGACGCGCCGGCCGGGGGGCTGCTATGAGCGAGCACATCGGCATCGACCCCGGCACCTCCTGCGGCTGGGCTGTCCTCGACGAGCACGGGGCCCGGCTCGACTCGGGCGCGTGGGACCTGCGGAGCCGCTCGCACGAGGGGGGCGGCATGCGCTACCTGCGGGCCCGTCGGCACCTGTGCGACCTCCTCGACTGCTACCCCCGGGCGACGGTGGGGTACGAGCTGGTCCGGCGGCATGCGGGCACGTCCGCCGCGCACGTGTACGGGGGCCTCGTGGCGACTGTGCAGGCGGTGTGCGAGGAGCGAGGGGTCCCCTACACCGGGTTGCCCGTCGGCAGCGTCAAGCTCCACGCGACCGGCCACGGCGCCGCATCGAAGGGCGCGATGCGGGCGGCTGCCACGGGCCGATGGGGCGTCACATGCGACACGGACGACGAGGCCGATGCGCTGTGGATTGCCGACGCGCTGAGGGTCCAGCTGTAGGCACGACTGTGCAGGATGTGCGGGAGCGTGGTAGCGTGTGCCATGCTCACCGCACTCCGCACGATGACCGAGTCGATGATCGCGTCCGTGACGCGGTACTTCTCCCCGCCGCCGATGATCACCGTTGCCGGCGTGCAGCAGACGTCCGCCCGTGCGGAGTACAGCGCCGAGCACGCCCTCTCCTCCGTGGCCGGCTACCCGTGGGCCCGCGTGGGAATCGAGGCGGTTGCCGCGAATCTGTCGCAGGTGCCGATCCGCGTCCTCCGCGACGGCAGGCCCGACGATGCACACTGGTTGCATACGCTCTTGCGGCGCCCCGAGCCCGATTGGGGCGGGGTCCGGTGGCGACGTCAGATCGTGGCCGACCTGCGAGGCACCGGCAACGCCTTCGCGCTCATCACTCGCGACAGTCGAGGCCGCCCGGTGCGGCTCCGTCGGCAGCACCCGGAAGGCTGGGAGGCGACCGTCTCGGAAGTCGGCGACATCCAGTACTGGACCGATGCCACCGGCCGGCGCCACGAGACGGCGGACGTGTGGCACGTCGCCGACATCAGTTGGCGCCCCGGGGCAGCGGCGAAGCTCGGCGAGTCCCCCATCCGCCCCCTGGACGCCGGCATCCGTGCCAGCCTCGCGGCCCGTGGGCAGGCGAGGAAGGCCAGCGAGCGCGGACGGCTGGAGATGCTGGTCAGTTCCAAGCTGCCCCTCAGCAAGCCGCAGGCCGAGGAGCTATCGCGGGCCCTCGAGGACGTTCGCAAGCAGGGCGGCGGGCAGCTCGTCCACGGCTCCGAGCTCGTCGTGCAGCCCCTCTCTCTGCTCGCCCGGGACACGGAGTTTGTCGCCCTCGACGACCGTGCGCGAGTCGAGTGCGGCGCGGTGCTCGGCGTCCCGCCGGTGCGTCGCCAGGACCCATCCGCCAACTACGGCGCAGCCAAGCAGGAAATGCGGCAGTACTGGGAAAACCTCCAGTCGCTCGCGGCCCTCATCGACGAGGAGCTGACCGAGCTGGTCGGCGAGCCCGGCGTGACTGTGCGGCATTCATTCGAAGCCGTTGAAGCGCTACAGACAAGCTACACGGAGCGGCTCAACCGCTGCGTCGTCTGGATGCAGCTCGGCGCCGACCCGTTTGAGGCGGCCATCTACGAGCGTTTCGAGGCGCCACCGCTGACGAAGGGGGCGGCCCCACGCGTCGACAAGCCCCGCGTCCCCGCCGACCCGTCCCTGCAGGTCGACACGCCACAGGCACAGTCTGTGCAGGTGGAGGTTGCCCGCGCCCTGGCCGACGCCGCCACGTGGCTCGATTCCATCCTGGCAGGCGAGGACCCCGGCATGGCGGTGGAGCCGCTAACGGCTCGCGTGCTCGCCCAGCGCCTTCGCTCGGGCCCCCTGGCGCCGATTGCCGACGACGTCGCCGAGACTGTGCTAGATGCTGTTGCCGTGGCGATGGATGCGGGCGCACTCGACGGCGGATGTGCTACCCTGCCGGCATTCGGCACAGACCACGCCGCCATGCTGGCGGGCGTCTTGGAGGCCCAATGAACGACCACGACCACGACGACACTCCCGAGGACGTCCAGCGCGCCTATCAGGTGCGAGACGACTGTGCGGGATGGATCGCCCGCGCCGACGGCACCGACGGCGACGGGGTGTCGCGCTTCGTGGCCTCCACCGGCGACGTCGACCGCATGGGCGACGTGGTCGAGCAGTCCTGGCGCCTGGGCAACTGGCGCGCGAACCCGGTCATCCTGCACGAGCACATGGTGCCCGTGGTCGGTCGTGGAACCGCGACGGTTGACAAGGAAGTCGGGCTCATGCTGGCGGTCAAGTGGGACGACGCCGACGTCAACCCGATCGGGCAGCTCGTCGCGCATCAGCACAGATCCGGCATGCGCTCTGCGGTGAGTGTCGGATTCCGGCCCGGCAAGGTCATCCCGCGCGCCGACCTCCCCGACGACGACCCGCGCAAGGTGTCCGGCGATGTGCCCCGGTGGCAGGCTGGCGTACTGTTCAGGTTCAACGAACTCCTCGAGGTGTCGTCTGTGGCGGTTCCTGCCAACGCGAAAGCCCTCCAGGTGAAGGCATTCGCCGAGGAGGTCGAGGACCCCGCCGAGCAGGTGCGCCGCTACCTCGCCGAGGCAGCCCCTCGGGAGCTGCGCGCCCTCATCGCCGACTTGCTGCAGGCTCGACCCGCAGCCCTCGCCATGGTGCGATCCGTCGCGCTGGGCACCCCGTACAGTCCACAAGCCCCCGCAGGGGAGGCGACCACCCGGATCCCGTGGATCCAGCCCCGAAAGGAGGCACAATGAGCAAGCCCGATTGGAGCGAGCAGAAGGCTCTGGATGATTTCCACGCCGACTTCCTCGCCGCCGCGCAGACCATCCAGACCCAGGCCGATCAGATGGCGCTCATCGAGCGTGCCAACGTCGACCTGACCGAGAAGCTCAAGGCCCTCGAGGCCCGCAAGGCCGCCGAGGCCATGGCCCCCATCGACGACGACGAGCGCCGCACCCTGCGCGACTTCACCGTCCCGGTCAAGTCCGTCGAGGCCGGGTCCATCGCGACCCGTGGCGGCATTTCCAGCCGCGCGCCCGTCGCCGCGTCGAAGGACGTGGAGCACGCCGTCCGTATGTACGGCATGACCACCGCTGACGGTGAGTTCGTGCCGGGCCTGCTGGACTCCGTGCCCACCAGCGAGTGGCACGCGAAGGCCCAGAGCCTCGCCCAGACTCTGTCTGTGGTGAATCACATGGCGCGCAGCTCCAGCGACTTCCGCCGGACTGGCCACGCCCGCGACCGCTTCCTGCGCCACATGGCCCGTGGGCCGGGCGTGATCGGCAAGGTCTTCTCCGACGTCACCGGCTACGGCGAGGAAGTTCTCCCGGAGGTCACCCTGCCCGAGGTGCAGATGGCCGCCGAGCAGACCCGTGGCCTCGAAGGCATCTTCGCCTCCCGCGACATCCCCGCCGGTGGCTCCCACCGCAACCCCTTCGTGGCGCTGGACTCCGTGCAGTTCTTCGTGCGCTCCGCCATCACTGTCGAGGATCCCGCCCGTGGCCGAACCAGCTCGGTGAAGATGGAGAATCGGACCTACGAGGCGAAGACCATCCAGGCGACGATCGTGTACGACATGGACGCCGCCGAGGACGCCGTCATCGAGTGGATGCCGGTGTTCACCATGGTGGCCGCCGGCGCGCGCAATGCGGCTGTGGAAGACGCCATCATCAACGGCGACACCGCCGCGACCCACCAGGACGCGATCGCGACCTGGAACGCCGCTGGCCGGTGGCAGGACCTCGGCGCCGCCAACGACCACCGTACCGCGTGGATCGGCCTCCGTGCCCGCGCCTTCGACGTGAGCAACACCACCGACAAGTCGGGCGCCACCACGGCCGCCGACTACCTCGCCGGTGACGTCGCCACCCTCGACGCTCCGCATGCCTTCGGGGATCTGGTCTTCGTGCCCAGCAACAAGTACTACCTGGGCACGCTGATCAAGGACACGAACCTGATCACCTTCGACAAGAGGGGCATGGGCGCCACCATCCTCACCGGCCAGATCGCCGAGCTGGGCGGGCATCCCGTCATCCGCTCCGGCTTCATGACCGACGACCTCGCGACCACCGGCCTCTACACCGGCACCGGGTCCTACGGCGGGCGGCTCGTGTTCGACCGCTCCCGCTTCGAGATCCGCCGCCGCGCCGGCCTGCGGATGTACCTGGAGCAGTCGCCCAGCAAGGGCGCCGGCTTCCTGACTGTGACGGATCGTCTCGTCTTCCGCACCATCGACGGCGCGTCGGCGAAGAACGTCCACTTCGGCTTCAAGCTCTGATCAAGGACAGACGACCATGACCTACGTTCTCGCCCTGTACCTCCCCACGCAGTCCGCCGGCGCCGACAAGGACGTCGCGGCCAAGATCCCGCACGACTGCGTGGTCGAGTCCGCAACGTTCGTGCCGGATGCCGACGTCACCGCGAACGCTACCAACTACGCAACGCTCACCGTCGAGGCCAACGACGGCGCGGGCGGGGCCTTCGCGGCCATCGCCACCGCCATCACGACCGCGTCGGATGACATCCTCAACGACACCGGCACCAGCTTTACCCTGACCGCCCCGAACCTCGAGGCAGGCCAGATCGTGCAGCTGGCGAAGACATACGCCGCCTCTGGCGTGGCCGTCGCTGGGACCCTCCTGCTCACCCTGCGGCGGGTGGCCTGATGGGGCGGCGTCAGCGTCAGACTGCGGTGATCCCGACCACGTCGCCCCCGACCCTGCCCCCGCAGCGCCGGTCTGGCGTGAATCTGTGGGTCATCCTGGCCGACGCTGACGTCGCGGCTGCCGAGATCGAGGCGGGCCAGCATGATCAAGACCTGGAGATGCTGGACCACATCGCACGGTCGCAAGAGATCGTGACCGTGCGGAATGCCACCAAGGCGCGGCTTGCGCTGCTGCGGGGTCGGTGATGGCCCTCGCGGTCGAGCTTGCACGCGCCAAGGCCGCCCTGGCTGGGCTGTCCGGCACTGCGTCGGATGCCCAGCTCACTGTGGAGCTTGCCGCCGCCGAGGCCCAGGTCGCCGCTCTGTGTGGGTGGCCGCCGGACGACGACGGCGTGCGCGGCTTCGGGGCCGGCACCTTCACCTTGTACCCGTCGGCGTCGCGCTCGGAACCTCGGCTGCTTCCGCTGCCGTTCGAGCCGTCCGCCGTGACCACCGTACACAGTGACACCTCATACGTGTACGGCTCCGGGTCGCTGGTCAGCTCCAGCGACTACACCATCACCAGGGACGGTCTGTGGCGCACCGACGGGGGCGCATGGACGCTCGCGCCGCGTGCGCTCCGAGTCGTCTGTGAGGCCGGCTGGGACGCCGGTGAGGCGCCCTCCGAGGTGGAGGCCGCCGTTGTCGCCCAGCTCGTCCACCGCTGGCGTGTGCTGCGCCCTGGCCAGGGTGTGCCGTCTGCGTCGGGTCGTGATGGCTCTGTGCAGCGTGACGCCCTCACCGCCGTGCCGCAGCTCGTGCAGGAGCTGGCGGCCCTGTCGCCCGTGTGGCGCTGGCGGGCTCATGTCGGCTGAGCTGCCCACCGAGATCCGCGCCGGCCTCCACGACGGCGACCTCGAGGCCCTGTGGCGCCGCTGCGTGCGTCGGGCGGACGGGGTCGCCCTCCGTGCCATCCTCGACCGTCGCGCGGCCCTCGAGGCCCCTGTGGAGCCCGTGGAGCCCGCGACCGTGCCGGATGAGGTCGAGCCATGAAGCGCGTACAGACCGACGACCTCGCCGCGTGGGCGCGTCGGCACTCGACCGCGTACGCCCGACTCGGCGACGACATCGCTGCGGGTGCTCGCCGCAGCATCCCCGCCCTGCTCCGTGCCGCCATCTCCGAGGCCCCGAAGCACACCGGGGCCCTGCGTCGCTCGCTCAGCATCCGCGACAGACGGGTCGGCGACAAGGTCGAGCTGGCGATCCACAGCGACGACCCAGCAGCCGGCATGCAGCAGGACGGAGGGCTCCTCCGTGGCCGGCCCCTCATGTCGGTCCCCATCGGCGTAGAGCGGCGCTACTGGGACTCGACGGGCACCCGCCGGGAGGCGCGTCAGATCCCGGGCCTGTTCGAGATCCGCGCCCGCGATGGCCGCCGCTTCCTCGCGACCCGTGTGGGCCGGCAACTCGTGCTTCGCTTCGCCCGGCGTCGCTACGTGCGGCAGGACGGGCAGGGCTGGGCTACCCGTGCTGTCGAGGCGGCCGGGCCTGACCTGACCTCGAGCGTGCGGGCGTCGATCGTGCGCTCCATGCTCGCCACCGACCGGATCGCCCCGTGAGCGCCACCACCCACGACCTCCTCTCCGAGATCGCTACCGCGTGCGCGGTCAACGGCACCCACTACGACCTGAGCGCCACGGGCCGCGTGCAACTCGGGGAGCGGTGGGACCCGCCGATTGACGGGGCCTATGTGACCGTGTCGGGTGGGGACGTGTCGACCACGGCAGCCGTGGATGTCTACCGCTGGAGCTACCGCCTCACCGTGCTGATCCAGGGGTGGGCACCGAGCCCTGCCGACCCCGGCGGTCGTCTCCAGGCTGGAATGGAGCTACGCGCCGACCTGCTCGCCGCGCTCCACGGGGCCCTCGTGACGGCTCGCGGTGCCCACGCCATCGCCCTCCGCGCTCGCGACGTCCAGATCGCCGCCGCCGTGCTAGACTCCGAGCTGCTGGACGGTGCCCACATGGCCGGCTGGGGCTACGTGGCGATCGAGGCATCTATGACAGTCGACGGCAATCCGGGGAGGCTCTGACATGGCGTACCGTTCGAGTTCCTACCGGCGCCGCGTCGCGATCTCCGTCGTGACCACCGCGACCGCGTCGACGGCCGATGTCGAGTTCACGCCGCCCGATGCGTGGGACGAGTTCTGGGCGGCAATCGACGCCAGCGGCTACGGGATCCGGCTTACGGAGGCCGACGGCGTCACCCCGTTGACCTACGCCTGGTCGGGGTTCAACAAGACCACAAAGGCCGGGACCATCCAGATCGACGCCGCGCCGACCCCGTCGACGGCCGGCAAGTGCGTGCTTTACTGGCTGTACTACGACGTGACATCCCCCACGGATGGCTCCTCGGCGGTGACCATCTCCACGCCCCTGACGGCTGCTCTCGACCTCGCACGGCCCGACCCGGCACAGACGATCGTGGTCCGCCGACAGACCCCCGGCGAGGACCTGCCACAGTACACCACCGCGAAGGCCCCGGACGCCCAGATCTTCGTGTGGCTCGACTTCGGCGAGATCGTGCAGATCGTGGACGCCCCGTACAACGGGCGCCTCTCGTGGGAGGAGCCCGCCGTTGCCGAGGTGTCCGTGGTGGACACCAGCGGATCGGCCGTCGCGA